CATGAGCATCATCCCTGTGCGTGACCTTGGCTCCGTAGGTGTCATCACAGACGTCTCCGGTTACAACGTGCCTATCAACGGCTACACCAGGGCTATCAACATCCGCTTCGACGAAGGCAAGGTCTCGAGGGGCCCTGTCACTCGTAATGTCAAAGATACCCTTGGCTTCACGCCGCGGTTTGCTTATGGCCTCACGCCGGCCACAGGATATGACACTGTGCTGATGGTGTCTGACGCCTTTTCGATCCGCGAGTACGCTAGTGGTACAGTCAGTGATCGCAGCGGTTCCATCACTGGCAGCTCAGACCCCCGCCCATTCACAGGCACCAGCCTGGCTGATGTTGTCTACATCAACCGCGAGGATCGTGTGCCAGTCCACAGGCTGCCAACTGCGACCAACTTCTCTGACCTGCCCAACTGGGATAGCACCTGGCGCTGTGGGGCTCTGCGTTCCTACGGCGACTTCCTCATTGCCCTGAAGATCACCGAGGGATCTACCAGCTACCCCAACAGAATACGTTTCTCGAACCTTGTCACGGCAAACAACGTGCCTGACAGCTGGGATGCTACAGACACCACCAAGAGCGCCGGCTTTAACGACCTGGTGCAGATGCAGACCGCAATCGTCGATGGTGGCACCCTTGGCTCCAACTTCATCATCTATTCCAGTGACCAAGTGTGGTCTATGGAATTCGTCGGTGGCACCTTCATCTTCAACTTCCGCAAGCTTTTCACTGATGCAGGCATCATTAACCAAAACTGTGTGGTCGAGGTTGAGGGAAAGCATTATGTGTTCGATAACGACGACATCTACGTGCACGATGGCACCACCCGCCAAAGCCTCTGTGATGAGCGCGTAAAGTCTTTCATCTTCCAGGCCCTGAATGTGAAGCAGTCCGATGTTTGTTTCGTCCAGCACAACGAAGCTTTGAACGAGATCTACTTCTGCTACCTGTCTGGCGACCAATATGTGTCTTTTCCGAATGCAACCCGCTGTAACAGAGCTGCGGTCTACAACTACCGGAACAACACCTGGTCATTCTACGATCTGCCTAATGTTTCAGCCGGCACCACAGCAAACGTGAATTCTGTCGCTACCTACACCACCGCGACTAATCTCACTTATGAGCTGGTTGGTGGGTCATATTACGACCAAGAAGACAACTTCGACCGTCATACACTCCAGGTTGGTGAAGATAACACTGCAGACGGCCTGACAAGTGACAAGCTGTATGCTTTGGACCTTGCTGATGAGGGCAGACTGTCTTTCCAGCTGGATACTGAAGCCACAAAGCCTGCAGTTTTAGAGCGTGTAGGCCTGGACCTGGATGAAGCCGGATCAGCTGCGTCTAGTTACGTCGTGGTAAACCGCATTTTTCCCCAGGCAGACACCAAAAACGAAAGTAAAACGCTGCAATTCCGGTTTGGTGCGTCAGATATCCCAACTGGCACCCCGACTTATGGATCTACTCAGACATTTAACATGGGAACAGACCATAAAATCGATAGCCGGGCAGCAGGCCGCTATTTGGCCTATGAAATCACTATCCCAGACAACAAAGACTTCGAGTTTTCAGGCTTTGATCTGGATGTCGTGCCCACTGGGAGGCGCTGATGTCTCTCAACGCCAAGACTAACCTCCTGGTCAGTAAATACTCACGTCGCCAGTACCCAGAGCTAGAGGAAGGCGTCCGTAAGTACATCACAGACGAACTGCAGCGTGTCGAACAGGCCATTTCGAGCCTGGCAGACGCTTCTATTCAGGTTGCCGATAACGCACCAGAAAACCCTGTGAAAGGTATGGTCCGCTACGCCGTCACAGGTTGGGATCCCCTGGGCGACGGTAGTACAGGGCTCATGGTCTACAACGGAACTGCCTGGGTAGCAGTCTAAAGAAAGGACAAAGGCATGTTTGGAACTATTGCATCCATAGCAGCCCCTATCATTGGTGGCATGATTACCGGCGACGCCACCAAAAAGGCAGCCGAGATGGACGCAGCCTCACAGCGCCGCGCCCAAGATATCAATGCTCAAGGCTATAATGATGCACGTCCTTACATCACTGATCTTTACAGCCGTGGACAGGGTGCCCTTGATGCGGCACTAGCCGCCGGCTCATACCAAGGCCCGACCTATGCCGGCATGGATCCTGTAGCTCGCGAAGGCTACGAATTCTTGAGTGGTTTTGGTCGCAATGCGATGGGCCAGGGCCAAGGCATGATGAACACAGGTGGCAACTTCGGCACCAACTACCAGAACATCTTCAACCGAGCTTCCGGCCCAACCATGGAAAACGCCATGGGCTTTGCCATGAATAATCCGATGATGGATGGCATGGTCAACTCTGCAATGCGTGACAGCCGGCGCCAGCTCGAGGAGCAGACGCTGCCTGGGATCTCCATGGGCGCGTCTGGATCAGGTAACACCAACGCATCCAGGGCCGGCATGGCAGATGGTATTGCTCAACGCGGTTATGCAGACCGTGAAGCTGACGTCCGCTCGAACATGATGTCTGACATGGTCCGTCAGTACCGTGCACAGAACAACACCGACATCAACAACATGCTCTCTGCAAACAGCGGCCTGATGAACACTTTCAACACAGGCTTCCGCATGGGTCCGACCGTTGCACAGATGCTGACAACGCCTGGCGCAGCCTACCAGACCGACGCACAAGCCCAGCTGGATGCAGACCGTAGTGCCTTCGAGCGTAATCGTAACTTTGAGATGGACGCGCTGAATCAGTACGCCTCCGGCATCCTTGGTCAGGCTCCACGTACTACCACAGTCAGCCCAATCACAGCCAACCCATACACAGCACAACTCGGCGGCATGATGGCCGGCGCAGGTTTCGGCAATAAGTCGTTTAACTTCCTGCAGAACCTGTTCCCTAACGCTCTATCGACTAGCTAATCATCATGTACGGTATCCTTGACCAGTCCGGCCTCCCCCTGCCGGCACTGCTCGATGCTATCAACCACGCAGAAGTAGGCCATCTACCCCGCGCTCAGCAGCTCACAGCAACGTCTGACGATGGAGCTCGCGGCCCTTACCAGTTCATGCCAGGCAACCTGCATGACATGGGATACGGAATGCCCCGCGATATCCCATTGGGTGACGTCCTTTCGTATGACACCTCACGAGATCTCGCAGGTCGCTACGTCACAGGTTTCACATCAGAACATGGTTTTAAGACGCCGCTAGAGCAGCTTGTTGCTTACACAGCCGGCCCTCGGTTCGCTGCGAACTGGGTAGCTCGCGGCGCAAACATCAGTGAGCTAGGGCCACGTACCCAGAGCTACATCAAGAGAGCAGCGCAGTACCTCAACGAAAACTACCAACAGCAGGAGCAACCCATGGATCAGCAGAATGCCAGTCTCTTTGGCTTCGACCTTGGCCCTGAGATTACTCGAGACCTGCAGACCCTGCTCCAAAACGATCCTGGTAACTTCCTTGCACAGGATATGCTTGGCTACGGCGCAGCAACTCCAGAAAGTGCTGCAGCTATCGCAGCCTCGATGCAGCCGGCCAATCGTGAGGTCCGCAGCCCTGACCAGTTTCGTAATCAATACCCAAGCACCGCAGTGCCTATGCCTGACCCAGCTCTTGGAGGCTCAGGGGGCGGTATCCTCACCAGCCCTGCATATGCCGGCACAACAGATCCTAATGCACCCTATTACGACCAAAATGGTGTCTTGAACATTCCGATCACCGAAGGCACCCCTACAGGCCGACGTGACAACACACCTCTCGCTGCTAATACTCCACCACCCCCTCCTGAGAAGCGCAAAGGTATGCCTCTTAACCAGGCAATCAATGATGACCTTTTGATCCGCATGGGTCTTGCCGGCGTGGGTGGTAGTGCTCGTGGCGGTCTTGCTGCGTTTGGTGAGATGGGTTCTGCCTTCGAGCGTTATCAGACTGCACAAGCGAATGCCCTGAAAGCAGCAGGGAAGGGTGGCAAGAAGAAGGGTGCCGGCAACGCAGCAGCCAACCTGCCATACGCTAAAGCTGCCCTCGATGCCATCAACACCATCGAAGACTATGTAAACGACCAGGGCAGCTCCTGGTGGCCATTTAATGACGTCACCGGCCCTGTTGGAGCGACACTTGCGCATGTACCTGGCACACCAGCACACAACGTAGCCATGCAGATCGACACCATCGAGGCAGCTATCGGCTTTGACCGTCTCCAGGCTATGCGTGACGCATCTCCGACTGGTGGTGCCCTCGGACAGGTCTCAGAAATGGAACTGACGCTTTTGAAGTCCTCACTCGGCAGTCTACGTCAGTCTCAGACACAAGATGAATTCATGCGGAACCTGCGAGCTGTACAGCGCCACTATCAAGGTGCAGTTGAAGCCATCGAAGCGCAGCAGCAAGCCTACCAGCAGGGCCAGCGAGCTCCTGCGCCGGCTTCAGCAACAGGCGCAGCACCAGCAGCTCCAGCACAGCCTGGTGGCACACCAAACAACAGCAATAACCTCAGCGCCGCTGACGCAATCGTCGGCATCAACTAAAAGAGGTCTCCATGGCAGATAGGCTTTCGGCCTACGCTGACTGGCTCGTAGCGAACCAGAACCAGCGTGGCACCCCTGAGTTTGACACGGTCGCAAACGCTTATCGACAGCTTCGTCAGAAAACACCTGACAACAGCCTCATCACTGGTATGCAGAACCGTGCCCTGCGTATTGGCCAGGGACTTGTCGATCTGCCGCAGACCGCACTCGACGCCATGACAGGTATGGAGGACACACGCCTCCTGGTTGGTAACAACGAGCCTGGTTTCCAAATGGGTGACCTTGTGCCGCGTTTTGCGCCGGCTGAGCAAGCCGATGCAATGGGCTACACCGAAAACCCACTTGGCTTTGACGGCTACGAATTCAAAGAAGCTGCAGATTATCTGGAGCGCAGCGCAGACGCATTAAACTACCAGCCGGCAATCCCCTGGGATCAGGTCAAACAAGATCCGTCACCAAGGAACATTCTGGGCTTCATGGGCGAGACAGCAGTGACGTCTTTGCCTGACATGGCCGCAGCTCTGCTGAGCTCACCTGCCTACTTCGCCAGCTACATTGCGCCTATCGCAAACGAGCGAGCAGCTAACGATGGTGGACGCGCAGTCACACCTGCTGACCTCGCGTTTGCAGCAGTAGCCGCTGTAACAATCGCACAGGCTGAAAAGGTTGGTGCCAAGGCTATCTTTGGCAAACAAGCCGGCCAGACGGTCAAAGGCCGCATCGGCAAAGCTGCAGGTAAAGAAGCAGCAACTGAAGCTATCCAGAACCCAGTCGAATATGCCGGCGGTACAGTAGGCACCCAGGCCGGCTTTGATCCTGCCGTAGCTGCCGACCAGGCGCTCGCAGGTATCGTTGGAGGTGGTGGATCTGGTGCCGGCCTACGCGGTACCGTTGAGGTAGCTGGTGGCACAGCGCGTCTTTTTGGTACCGGTGAGAACACACCTACAGACCCAGAAGGTGCAGCGGATCTCGCACGGCGTCTTCAGACCATCGCGCAAGATAATGGCCTGAACCTCAATGACATCGACAAGACGTCAACAAAGGGCGCTCGCGAAGCAGTAGACAAGGCGCATGTGCAGCTCACTGAAGAGCTGAAGCAGATGGGCAGGGATCTCCGGCAGCGCCTGGGTATCACAGACACCGACGAGCTGTCTGTAGTCCTGGACAAAGTCCTGGCAGCAGCCGGTCAGCGTGAAGCGCGTAACAAAACAAAGAACACCGTAGGCAAGCAGGAATACGATGCTATTGAGCGCCTGACAGGCGACACAGCAGAAGGCCAGCAGATGCTGCGTCTGATGCGCCAGATGAACGAGCTGACTGAGCTGCACAACAGCGGCTACCAGGGTGGCGTGTCCCGCATCACCGACCAGTTCATGCCATTTGGTACTAACATCGGCTATGACCGGGGTGCCATCGCAACTGAGCGCCTTCTCCGTCCATTGGTCTCAGGCGGCGCAGCCGTCCAGACTGGCGGTGCCAGCCTTGTAGGCCAGACAGCCCTTGCCGGCGCTGGACGTGCCATCGATGCCGTCACAGGTCGCCGCAGCCGCGTCAAACGCTTCATTCAGCAAAACGCTGCAAAACCAGGTGTTGAGACAGACCCCAACGCGACGTCCCTACGCGACGAGCAAAAGCAGCAAGTCCTGGCAGCTCAGCAGCAAGCAGCGCAAGACCAGCAGCGCCGTGATGCAGCTCGAGCTCGTAGCAGGGCTATGCACGCCGAAGTTCTTGCAGCTAACGCGGAGTATCCGTCAGGCGAGCGTATCAGCCCACAGCAGATCATGGTTGATGAGCTTGGCATGAGCCCCCAGCAGGTGGTACGTGCCCTGAAGTCTATCGTCACAGATCCGGTCTACGGCCCCGCAGCTCGCAGCGCCATTCGGTCGTTCCAGCGTGGTGGTGAAATTCAAGCACTCGGGATGCTCACAAAGAAGCTCGAGCGCGTCATGGCAGGTAAACAACCTCCTGCAATTCGTGATCGTCCAATCAAGAAGGGTGGCCTTGCTGTCTACCAGGCACAGGAAGCACAACGCTCCGCAGCCGTTCAGCAGGGCATCCGCGACAACCAGGCGCTGAACGACCAGCTACAGGCAGCCCTTGATGCAGACAATACTGTCAGCGAGGGCGACCGTTCTATCGCTAAGCGTACCCTTGAAAAGCTCCGCATGGATCTGACCAGGGCGCCGCTCCAGACCGCCGAGGCATACCTCCAGGACGCACTGAATAGGGCATCAGATCCTGGTGTGATCACCAAGTACGTATTGCCGTATGTCGAGCGGGTAAGGGTACAGCAAAACGCGAAGGCCACCAGTGAGGCTCCTGCGGCGATTGAGGGCATGTCTGCTGAACCTGAAATCAACCAAATGGCAGTGCCTGACTTTGGTGAAGGTCTGTCGATCTTCCCGAAAACACGCAAGCTGTTCCGCGCAATCGACAACATGGACGTGCCCGAAGGCCAGTATGTGGCCGATGGTGAGACCGTGACAGGCCAGACTTACAACGGCGCTCGTGTCTATATTGGCCCGAATGGCCGGCCAAAGATGGAAGTAGATCCTGACCAGGTCGGTGAGCCCACAAAGCAGCTCGGCAAGCGTTGGTACAGTAATGCTGTCCGTCCTGACCGCTACAAGATGGTCGAGAACCCGACAGGCCACGAGGGATCCATCGTCGCCGTCGAGGACAGCAGCAAGCACTACTTTGCAGTCCAGTACGAAGCAGACGTCCCGACTGAGCTCTACCGCAAGCCTCTCAAGAAGGATGGCACCGAAGCTCAGCAGCCGACCATGCGTCCGCGTGGCTTTGGCATCATCAAGCCAGGCAATGAGATCGGTAAGATCAAGATTGCTGGTCGTGTCCACCCCGGTGCAAACGCCACCGAGGATGCACTGGCTGAGGATCTGCAGATCGACGCGGCATCGCTGCTCAACTCGCCACGTCTTGGCGATAAGGTGCGCGGCATCGTGGACGGCTACGTGGGTCTGCAAGGCAGCCGGCGTGAAGGCGATACCCGGCCTCCTGAGGCACGGTTCATCGAGCACGTTAAGTCTAACCTACTGCACCTCTACAATGCTGTCAGCCCAGAGTACCGTGAGCGAGCCAAGCAGTGGTATGTAGGCGCTAACAAACTGTCGAGTGAAGCTGCAACCAGGTTTGATCTGACACTGCCACAAGTGTCTGGCGTTATGGCTGCACTGTCTCCGCAAAAAGACTGGTACATGAACTACGACCTGGGCGTCCGCACCATTGACGTCTTTATGAACGCACAGGACCTGGTCTTCTCGCCCGAGATGGCTGAGCAGATGCGAGCGATGATCAAGAAGCAGTCCGCTGCTCAGCAGCCAATCTTGACAGCTACCTTGAAGGATATCGAAGGTAAAAAGCTCAAAGACTTGCCTATCGATGACCAAGCTATCTTCGTGCGTTTCTACGACCAGGCAAACAACCCCGAGCGCGGTCACCGTGTTGTTTCACCAGAAGGTGAGCTGTTAGATTTCCAGCGCAAGAAGGATGGCAACAAGTCCGGTACAGCCTGGAATGGTTTCAGAGACATCGCGAAGGCCATCTCGATCATCCAAGACGGCAGCCGCGAGAACATCAGCGAACAACTTGGCGACATGCACAAGGTTCGCAGTTTCTACAACAACATCCTCAACCCGATGTCAGACCGTGGTGATGTCACCATCGACACCCACGCTGTCGCTGCCGGCATGATGAAGCCGTTGTCCGGTAAGGCACTCGAGGTTGGTCATAACTTTAACACTGCCGGCAAGTCAGCCATTACCGGTGCAAAAGGCACCTATGGCTTGTATGCAGAGGCTTACCGCCAAGCTGCTGCCGAGGTAGGTGTCCTTCCACGAGAGATGCAATCGATCACCTGGGAAGCTGTCCGCGGACTGTTTTCACCACAGTTTAAGGGCCAGCAGCCTAACGTCGATGCCATCGAGAACATCTGGAAAAGATACGACGAAGGCACTATATCTAAGGCGAGGAGATGACGCCGGAACTCCTGGACAGCCTGCCGGAATTCTTTACCAGTCTCCCATCGACTTCGGACCAGGAGCCGGAGATAATGGACAGCTCGGAAGGGCTCCTGGACTGGCAGCGTCGCCCATAGCCGGCAGCCGTGAGCCAACGCCCACCGAAGTAGAACAAGCATCACGCACCGTCAAAGCAGCCTTTGAGATCGGCAAGCCCGGCTCAGAGTTTGAGAACGGTGTGCCTGACATTGAGACCGCCAAGGCTATCGCCAGAGCGATCAACATCACTGCAGTTGTTTTTGCAGACACTCATGGAAAACTAGCCAGCCGAACCGGCAAGGCAATTAACCGCAAGGTTAAGCCTTCCCGAGTCAAAGGATCTGCAGGTTTCTACGTCTCTGGATCTAAAGGTACAGATCCAGTCGCCTCTGCCATTGGTATAAACACTACCTTGGCAGGGCCAAGCTATCGGCTTTTTGCATTGCTACATGAGATCGGCCATGGACTAGAAACGCGCAGAGCTGACCGGGATCCATATCAAGAGGATGTTGTCACATCGAAAGTCGTGTATTCACCGACAGCCGGTAAAGACATCACAATGAGTGATGATACCTATGCGGACACATTCCGAGAGGTACTACGCCAAGTCTTAAACATCGCCGGTGGCCGCAAGTCTGACCTCAAGCTTTCGCAAAAAGAAGCACAAGAAATCATCTTCGAGATCGTTGCAATGCAGCGCGAAGGTGTTTTGCAGCGTGGCACTGAGGTAATACAGGACGGCAACACAACGAAGATCAGAGAAACTGGCCGGCAGCGTGTATCGCCACAGCCCACAGAGACGGTTTACACGCCTATCAGACAGGACTATCGCAAAGGGCAAATGCTTGTCGAGCAGGGTGCGCTAACCCAGGCTGAGGTAGACACTACGCTCGCTGGTGGTGAACGTGATTACTTCCATACCCCATTCGAGCTGGCTGCAGATCTTTTAGCGATGTATATGCTCGACCCTGCAGGAGCAAAAGCAACAATGCCAAAAGCATCACGTCTTGCTCAGATCGTATTCCGCGACAACCCCACCATTCAGTTCTTCTCACTGCCATTTGCGTCAATCGTCGCAATGGTCCTTGCCAACATGCTGATCGCAGAAGGCGAGGAAGAAGAAGACATGGATCCAGGTGCCCTCTCGATGAGCGCAGGAGCACTGACAGCATAAGGAGCTAAGGACATGGGCGCACCAAAGCACCCCCGCAGGAAGTCGGGGTCTCGTTATGGTCAGGGACCATGTCCGCAGAAAGCACCAAAGAAGAACTACTTTTCGACCTTGATGGAAACAGAAGAGGGTCGGAAGCTGCGCCAGGAGTGGTCGCGCAAGAAGCGCAAGAACCCTGGCAGACCAAGGGGAGTGCCCGATGGGTTTCGTAAACATGAAATCGAACCAATCAGGGCCGAAATCAGAAAGGAAGCAACGGAGCTAGTAGAGATTATGGCAGAGAAGTTTGAAATCGAAAGCGAGTACGCGAAAGAGGCGTTGACCACAGCGGTCGAAGTCATGCGCGTACCAGGTGAGACCCGCGAAAGGCTTGCAGCTGCACGTCTTGTCCTGGACTTCACAAAGCAGAAGCCGGCATCGAAGAGCGAAGTAGCTGTGTCGAAAGCCGAAGACTTTCTTGCGTCGTTGATCGAAGAAGATGGATCCGAAGCTAAAAGCAGTTCGTAAGCGTCTCTACAACGACTTTCCTTTCTACGCAAAAGCAGCACTTTCTATCCGTACCAAGGCCGGTGACATCTCCCCTTTGTCGCTCAATCCTGCCCAGGAGATCCTGGACGAAGCGGTGCGGAAACAACTCGCGACAGACGGCAAAATCAGGGTCATCATCCTGAAAGCAAGGCAGCAAGGCCTGTCCACATACGTGGGTGGCTACCTTTACTTCGCGGTGTCGCAGCAGAAGGCCCGAAAGGCCATGGTAATCACACACCATGCCGATAGCACCAGGGCTCTGTTTGACATGACCAAACGGTACCATGAGCACTGCCCTGAGATCCTGAAACCTCATACGAAGTACTCTTCGCGAAGGGAACTAAGCTTTGACATTCTTGACAGCAGCTATGTGGTCGCAACGGCTGGCGGTGACAGCGTCGGTCGTGGAGAAACTCTCACGCATGTTCATGCATCCGAGTTGGCCTTCTGGCCTAAATCTTCTGCCCAGGACATTTGGAATGGTCTCGTCCAAGCGGTCCCTAATACGCAAAACACTGCTGTATTTATCGAGTCCACCGCGAATGGTGTGACCGGCACCTTCTATGATCTATGGCGGGGTGCGGTAGAGGGAACCAATGGCTTCGTGCCAGTGTTCATTCCCTGGTTCGCAGATCCAACCTACCGCGAAGAAGTCCCTGCTAACTTCGAGCGGACGCCGGATGAAGAGGAGCTTGTCACCAAGTACGACCTGGATGACGAGCAGCTCATGTTCCGGCGCCGCAAGATCGCGCAGAACGGCATTGACCTTTTCAAGCAGGAATATCCTGCAGAGGCTGAGGAAGCCTTCCTGACAACTGGCCGGCCTGTCTTCAACCCTGAGCAGCTCACAGAATGCTTGGACAAAGCTCGTGACGTCGAAGAGCGCCTGGCGCTCGAGGGCGACGAGTGGGTCAACAATGCTCGCGGGGAGCTCACGACTTATCGCAAGCATGATCCAGGAGAAAGATATGTGGTCGGTGCCGATGTGGCTATGGGCGTCAGGAACGGCGACTTCTCGGTCGCACAGATCCTGGACTCTAAGAAAAGACAAGTCGCAAC